GGTCGCGCACGTGCGACCCCCTCTGACTTTCTTTGACATTAGCGGCGAATTTGGGCGTCGAAACGGCGGTGATTTTGTGGCGACGAAGAGAGAGATGGCGAGAAAGGAGCGCATCAAGGCTGAGGAGGCCAGACTTAGGGGGCTCTTGGCCGAGATGCCTGAAGATAAGCTGCGACTCGTCGAAGGGCTCATCCAGCGGGCCGCGTTCTTGCGCGTGGAGTTGGAGGATCTGGAGGCTGACATCAACGCCAACGGCTCCACTGAGGAATATCAGGCCAGTCCGACGTCGCCGCCGGTGACACGCATCCGCGCGGCGGCGCAGCACTACGACCGGATGGTGCGGCAGTACCTCGCTACGTGCAAACAACTCGCCGAGTTGGCCGAGGCGCCGGGTGCGGCNAAGGGAGCAGGCAAGGGTGGCGNCGAGCAAAACCCGTTCGAGGCGCTCGTCCAGTCGAAGATCCGCCGAGTCAAGTAAGTCGCTGCCCAAGTACATCCAAGACTGGCACGACTACGTCGAAGCGCACCCGGAACGGCACTGCGAAGACATAAAGAAGCTCAAGCGAATGATCGAAGACCTGCTGGCCCGCGATGACATCTTCTATGACCCGACCGATGTCGAGACGTTCATTCAATTCTGCTCGATGTTGCGTCACAAAGAGGGTCGGTGGGCCGGNCAGCCGNTGGAACTGTCCATCGAGCAGAAGTACATTGCGGCGTGCGTCCTGGGTATCAAATGGCACGACCCGGAACTGGACATGGACGTCCGGTATTTCCGGGAGCTGGTGCTGTTTGTTGGGCGCAAGTGGGGCAAGTCGACGTTCATTAGCGCCTTGGCGGCCTACATGCTCATGCTGGACGGGGANCCGGCCGCCCAGGTATGGTGCCTCGCCACGATCAAGAGCCAAGCGGCCATCGTCTACGAAAACACGAAGGCGCTGTTGCAGTCGAGCCCATACCTGACCCCGCCGGACAACCCGCGGAAATACTGGCGAACCAAGCGGGACCGGGACAACGCCGAGATGTTGCTGTTCCCGGCGACCAATAGCTTCATGAAGCCTGGAGGCAAGAACAGCCAGAACCAGGACGGTCTGAACCCGCATTGCTACGTGATCGACGAGCTGCACGCCATCACCGACCGGAACACCTACGACGTGTTCACGTCGGCGACAGGCGCCCGGTCGCAGCCACTGGGCATCATCATCAGTACCTTCGGGTTCGTGCGGGAAGGCATCTTCGACAGCGTCCTGGAACGGTGCGAGAAGCGTCTTAACGGGGAGACCGACGAGCGGCTCTTCCCGATGATTTTTCGTATCGACAAGGATGACGACCCGACCGATGAGCGGTGCTGGATNAAGGCGAACCCTGGCCTACTCGAGGGCCGACCGACGCTGCGGTATCTGCGCGAGGAATTCCAGAAGACGGTCGCCGACCCGTCGATGCTGCCGAGCTTCTTGGCGAAGCACTTGAACCGGGCGGCCAGTACGGCGGTGGCCTTCTTCGACCTTCACGTCATCGACCAGTGCGCCGCCGATATGAGCCTGGACATGCTCCGGGACAAGTACGCGGTCGGTGGCGTGGACTTGGCCGAGACGACGGACTTGTGCTGCGCGACGGCGCTGGTTCCGCTGAATGGCAAGCTCCATGTGTTCCAGCGTTACTTCATCGCCAGGAACCGGCTGGAGCAAAACTCAAAGCGGGACCAGATGGCCTATGAGAGCTTCACCCGGACGGGGGCAAGCGACCCGTTAAACCACAAGCTGCTGCATATCTGCGAAGGGTCGCTGGTCAGCCGAAAAGACGTGGCCGCATGGTTCGAAATGCTGGCTACGGAGTACGGCGTNGTGTTCTGGAAGATCGGTGCCGACCGATGGCACTTCGCGGACTTCGCCGAGGAAATGGAGCTCCGAGGTTTTCCTCGGGAGGACAAGGACGGCCGCGGGGTCCTGTTTGAGGTGGCGCAGGGGGCNAAGACCTTGTCGGCGCCGATGAAGGAAACTCGGGTGCTGTTTGCTGACCGCAAGGTCGTGTTCAGCCGGCACAACGGGCTGTTTCGCTGGTGTGTGACCAACACGGCGGCCCGGGTGGACGCGAACAACAACGTGACGCCAGATAAGCGGTCCAGTCGGGCGCGGATCGACGGCTACACGGCGTTTCTGAACGCCTATGTGGCGTACTTGCGGTGTAAGGACGACTTCGCTGTCTATCAACCCTGAAGAGGCCGCCCCATCGAGGGCGGTTTTCGTATGCCAGAGGTGGTGAGCATGTGAGCTGGCTGCAGCGCATTTTCAATCGACCCCGCGGTGAGATGGTGGGCCGGGTCCTGCTCATCACCGACCACGGAAGCTGGTTTCGGACTTGGGACGGATCGCTCTACAAGAGCGACATCGTCCGTGCGGCTATCCGGCCAAAGGCCAAAGCCATCGGCAAATTGACGGCTATGCATATCCGGGAAGCCGCGGGGCAGCTGCAGGTCAACCCAGAGCCGTATCTGCGGATGCTACTAGAGGAGCCTAATCCGTATAGTGGTGGCCAGATGTTCCGGGAGCGGCTGGCGACGCTACTCCAGCTGAACAACAATGCGTTCATCCAGATTGTCCGGGACCGGGACGGCCTGCCGGCGCAGCTATACATCATTCCGGCGGCGACGGCCGAGGCCATCCTGCGACCGGACGGAAGCTTGTGGATGCGGTTCCAACTGACGGACGGCGACCTGTTGGAGCTGCCGTACAAGGACGTCATCCACCTGCGGGATGAGTACGCCGAGAACGACATCTTCGGCGCTCNCAANGCGGANGCNCTGAANCAGTTGCTNGANATCNTNGCNGCNTCNGACCAGAGTATCGTCCAGGCGGGGCGCCGGTCGGCGTTCATTCGCTGGATGATGAAGTTCAAGCATCAGCTCAAGCCCGACGACGTCGAGAGGAACGTCCGGGAGTTTTCGGAGCGCTACCTGAGCTTGGAGAACGAGACGGGCATCCTGCCGCACGATGCGACGAAGTTCGACATCGAGCCCCTGCGGGACGGCGGCCAGCCATACGTCCCTGCGTCCCCGCTCCAGCAGCGGGCGGTCGAGCGCATCTACTCGTTCTTCCGGGTCAATGAGGCCATCGTGCAGGCGAAGTACGATGAAAACCAGTGGCTGGCCTACTATGAGGCCGAGATTGCGCCGCTGGCCCAGCAGATGAGCGAGGAGTTCACCCGCAAGCTGTTCAGCCGCNGGGAGCGCGGCTTCGGTAACAGGATCGTTTTCGATGCCACGGCTCTGACGTTTGCCAGTATGCAAACAAAGCTGGGGCTGGTGCAGATGGTTGACCGGGGCGCCCTCACGCCAAACGAGTGGCGCCGGATTCTGAACCTGCCGCCGATTGAAGGCGGCGACAAGCCGATCCGACGGCTAGACACGGACGTCGTAAATGATGGGCCGGACCAAGGAGGTGATGGCACTTGAGGGGCAAGCGGCGGTTTTGGCAGTTCCTCAATCGGTCCGACACCGAAGCGGAATTGCGAATCGAGGGTGAGATCGTCGATGAGGACGACGCGTGGGCGTACGAGTGGTTGGGNATNCCGCACGTAACGCCCAANGCGTTTCGCGAAGAGCTGGCCAAATACAAGGGCAAGGACCTTACCGTTTGGATCGATAGCCTGGGCGGTGTTGTCTGGGCGGCGGCTGGCATCTACAATGCCCTGATGGAGCATCAAGGTAGAGTCACCGTCAAAATCGACGGCAAGGCCCTATCGGCGGCAACCATCATCGCTATGGCTGGNGACGAGGTGCTGATGTCGCCNGCGGCTGTAATGATGGTCCATAACCCGTGGGTTCATGTCGCAGGGGACTCGGATTTCCTGCGGCACATGGCTGGCGTCCTGGATGAGATCAAGGAAGCCATCATCAACGCCTACGAGATTAAGACGGGCCTCTCGAGGGATGAACTGGCTCGCTTGATGGATGAGGAAACCTGGATGAGCGCCCGCAAGGCGGTGGAATTTGGGTTCGCCGACGGCATCCTCTATTCCGACGACGCCGAGCCAGAGTCAGCCAACGCCCGGGCGGCGCCGGCATATGCGGTGAGCCGGCTCGCGGTTCTCAACATGGCCGACGCAGCGATGCGTCGGCTTTTTGATGTCTGGAAAGCGCACAANGGCGGCCGCGAGGCCGACCTGCAGCTCCAACTGGAGCTAATCAAACTCAAGGAGGTCAAGGACGATGACGCGTAAGGAGTATGTCGAGAAGCGGAAGGCCCTGGTCGCCGAGGCGGAAGCCTACGCGGCCGAGGGCAGTGTCGAGCGGTTCAACGAGGTGAAGGCGCAGATTGAGGCGCTCGACCGGGAGTACGAGGCGGCCATCGTGGCCCGGGCAAACGCCCGCGCACTGCAGGAGGAACTGAAGGTCCTCCAGTCCCGCACGGTTGGCGCAGACGAGCCGGCGTTGGTGCCCGGTACTGGGCAGGTTGTCGACACCATGCAGGCCGACAAGGCGCGGGTCATCACCCGCTGGGGTGTCCAGGCGTCGGCGGAGCGCGGTCGCGCCCTGAAGGCCATGAACGCCGTGAAGCTGACGACCGAAGGTGTGCTGGTGCCCACTCGCTACGGCACCGACTTGATGCCGGCGTGGAACGAGGTNTCGTCGCTGATCGACTTGGTCNGNATCTTCCCGCGGATCGGCGGCGAGGCGTTNGAGCGGTCCTACGTCCGTGGCTACGGCGAGGGCCAGGAGGTCGCGGACGACGCTGACTACCACGAGTCCGACACTGAGTTCGGGTTCGTGCGCATCGGCAAATCCAAAGTGACGGTGTACACCGAAGAGGACGAGGGCGTGCTCAAGCTGCCGGACATCGACTATGACGCCGAGATCGTCAACGGTGTGCGCATCGCCCTGCGGAAGCGCATTGCCAGGCAGATTCTCGTGGGACCCGGCACGGCGGACCGGATCACGGGTATCTTCGCATCGACCTATTCGGGCGCGGATCCCAAGGCCGGCGCCATCGACCCGACGACGGACCTGCAGCTGGCGACCATCGACGACGGCACGCTGGACGAGATCATTTTCAGCTACGGCGGCGAGGAAGATGTGGAGTCCGGTGCGGCCTTGATCCTCAATAAGCAGGATCTCAAGGCGTTCGCCAAGCTCCGCGACGGCAACGGCAACCGGATCCACACCATCAGCTACAACGGCAACACCGGGCTGATTGACGGTGTGCCGTTCATCATCAACTCGGCTTGCGGTGTGCTGTCCGGCGCCGGCACCGCGCCCGACACCTACTGCATGGCTTACGGCCACCTGTCCAACTACGGGCTGGCCATCTTCTCGGACATCGACATCCAGCGGTCCACCGACTACAAGTTCCGGTCGGGCCAGGTGGCGCACCGCGGCAGCGTGTACGTCGGTGGCAACGTCATCAAGTGGAACGGCTTCGTGCGGGTCAAGAAGGCCGCAGGCGGCGAGTAAGGTGATGCCCGATGATGTACCGGGCGACGCGGTCTTTCGTGGACCCTGTGACACGGCGCCCGTACCTTCGCGGGCAGGAGTATCNGGTTGTGGATGCCCTGCACGCGGAGTACCTGGAGCGCCACAAACTGATTGAACCGGTGAAGGACTCGGCCCCGGCGGAGCGACCTTCCGCCGGGGCCGATGACCCGAAAGCGAAGCCGAAACGTAAGAAGTCGAGGNGGTAGCCATGCTCATTGACGACGTGAAGCTAGCGCTTCGGCTCGCGCCGGCGCAAACTCACTTCGATGGGGAAATTCGTGACCTCATCGCGGCCGCGGAGATGGACCTTATTCAGTCGGGCGTAGACCCGGCCAAAGCTGCGGATCACGCGGACCCCCTCATCAAGCGGGCCATCATCACGTACTGCAAAGCACACTTCGGCTGGGAAAATGCCGACTATGAGCGACTTGAGCAGGCGTACCAGATGCTAAAAGCACATCTGAGTCTAGCATCGGATTACCGGGCACAGTCCAAGGAGGGCTAGGCCATGGTTCGCATGGGAAACCGCAACCTGTGGATTACCATAGAGCGGCGCCGGCCCGATGCTAAAGACCCCGACACCGGTGAGCTTCTTCCGGACGATCACCCCGACGCATGGGAGACGTA